ATGAAATTCTGTCCATTTTTCGATATAATCAAAAAGCGTGCCGTCCTGCATGCTTCTTCCCCAAATCTGAATGCTCATATCAGAATTAGATGTTGGTGCGTCAGTCATATGCCATTATACCTGTTTACCCATCTGAAAGATGCCCATGCGGAATCATCGCGCGCGTTCTGTATTATTCCAAATGAAATTCTGTTTTCTCCAGGAACCAAATTAAAGTTGATGTTGCTGGTTGTCCACAGGTCACAATATGTGTTTCCATAGCTGCGCGGCAGTGCGTTTTTTGAATAAATCCAGTGCAGGACGCAGCAACTTCTATATCCTGGCCTGCAGTCAATATACAACCGCGCGTTTAGGTTAAGATAACTTGTGCCAGAGTTTCCATATTTTATTTGCTTTCCAGTGGTTTCGTTATTTATTATAATTTGATTAATATAATTAGCACTGCCACAGGCAACTGTGATTATTGGCCACGTGTCAACATCACCATCATTATATACAACCTGTGGTCGCAACAGCGAGCCATTTGGATTTGTCCATTTCTTTTCAGTTTCAACTGGATCATACCAATATGGAGAATGGCAAATAAATGTGATGACAAACAGCCTGGTTTTATAATTTCCCGTTTCGCCACTTTCCATAAATGACATTCCGGTTTTGAAGTGGCAATTTATCAGCCTGGTCAATGGCACAGTATCAGAAGTGACAACTTTTATTTTTCCTTCGCCGCGCATTGGATCAATCGAATATTCTAGCATTCGCACACTGTCACGAAAATCATCTGCCGTGTCACCTTTAACCGTAATAGGCAGCGTGATTTCACGTGGACTTGTATTAATATTTTGGACAATTTCACCTGGATATGTGTAAACTTTTTTCGTGCTGTAATCAAATGGTGGCATATGCCTGCCGTCAATGCCCTGGCGCACTTCATAGTTCACGCCGTCTGTGAGATCGAGCGTGCCGCCTTCAGGTGTTATAAAGTAAATCTTTTCATCATTAACCATATTGCGCACCGTTCATTGCTTCTGCTCGTTTCAGCAGTTTCACAATTTCTTCTTCATTTATTGGTTCTGTCAGCAGGCCAGACAGATTGATTTCATAATGATAATGCACATCGCCACCTGTGCCGCCTTCAATTGGTATTTTGCCACCCTTAAGTGGCACAAACGCTTCCTGTCCACCAGGATTGTCACCTGCCATCACTAACTGTGGGCCATGTATTACGCCGTAACCGCCTGCAGCACTAACAATTCCACCATTTGCAGCACTGACTATTGCGCCTTCTGCTGCAGCATAAACCTTATCACCTTTTGCGTCTGTAAGTGATGTTACGCGTCCTGTCGCATTTACGTCAACATTATAACTGCCACTTGCGATTGCTGCCTGTATCGCAGGAACCAAATTTGCAGTGTTCGCATTAATGTTCGCTAGAAATGGCCCTGCTGCCGCCAGTGAAATTGGCGCGCGCACAGTGCCGTCTGGATTTGAAACACTAACCTGTGCTTGAAATGGCCCTGCTGCAGATGTTGAAATTGGATTGCGTATTGTTCCATCTGGATTAACAACAAACGCGTTTGCTGGAAATGGCCCATTGGCATTCATTGCAATTGGCGAACGGATTGCGCCATTTGGATTGACAACAAACACATTGGCCATGTGTGGCCCTGCTGCTGCGGATGCAACTGTTAGTTTCACTTCTGAACCGTTTGCGAGTGTTACATATGCAGGATTTGGCCCTGCTGCAGCAGTTTCTACAGCACCCTTTAATCCTATAATGGTTGTTGGATCAGGATCAACTTTAACCAACGCATCCACGTTTGAAAAATCACTTTTAACTTTTGCTATTGCTGCTGTTGTGTCTATGTTTGGCATTGGAATGCCCAATGCTTTTGATAGTCCCTGCGCGATGCCATTATAAATGTCCATTCCCATAAGTGCTGCAACGTCCCCCAATCCGACAAGCAAAAAGTCCCAATTAATATGCACGCGTGCAATTTGTGCCTGTAAGCCAGCACCAAATCCTGCCATCCCTTCATTCATACCATCCATAAGGGACTGTCCAAGTGATTTGCCTGTGGACTGTGCAGAAGCAGCGCCGCCGCCTGCGCCACCACCACCACTTAATGCGTTTGCTATTATTGTTAAAATGTTGAAAGACATTTGGATGCCAGCAACTAGCGCCTGTCCAAACAGCGTTCCTGCTTGCACCCCAACGGAATGCCAATCAACTTTATCAAACCATCCACCAATGGCGTTAATTACCAGGCCAAGCCCCGCGCCAATATCATTCCAAATGGTATTCGCGCCGGATACAATATAATTCCAAACAGAAGCCCAATCAACAGATTTTATTGCATCAGCAATTCCTGAACCAATCGTTGTTGCGCCTGATACAATAGTATGCCAAACACCATCCCAATTAACAGATTCAACAGCCTTTTCAATTCCTGTTCCAATAGTGTTTGCGCCAGATACAATAGTATTCCAAATTCCACCCCAATCAACGGATTTTATATATGCAATTCCTTCATCCCACGCAGTTTGCAATGCTGCGCCAATTTTGGAAGCGCCAGATACTATACTACTCCACACAGCACCCCAATCAACTGCTTTAAGATAATTATATGCGTCAGTGAAAATGCCCTGCAGTCCTGTGCCAATGGTCTTTAATCCACTTACTATTTGATTTCCAATGCCACCCCAATCAACTGCAGAAAGGAAACTGATGGCTTCTGTGATACCACTTTTTATGCCATTCAGCGTTTCTGTGCCGATTTTACTAAGGATGCTTCCCCAATCCATTGATTTTAGGGAATTGTATGCGCCAATAAAACCAGTTTTTATTTCATTAATCGCGCCTGTGATATTCCCTTTTGTTAAATCACTAAAGGCATCAGACAAATGCCCACCCAATGTTTGCGCAATTCCTACAACCTGGCCTAAAGTATCTCTAAACGTGCCAGATGAAAGTGCTGCAGCAACTAATCCTGTTCCGATTGCAGCAATTCCAATTCCAACAGGAACTGCTAATGGGCCAAGTCCACCCAATACAGAACCTAATACTGTTGACTGAACTGCCGCCACGCCTGCCATTGATCCTACACTTTTAAGTGGCGCAACCAATTCTTTTGATATTCCCGATCCAGAACCTGTCAATGATGTTATGGCAGTGCGCAATGAAGATGATTCTTTTTTAACATCCGTCATTCCCATTTTAAGGGTTTTGGTTGCAGCAGTTGCATCCAGTGCGTCAGTTGCAAGTCCACCACTTTTGCCAAGACTGCTTTTTGATATTGGCCCCATGCCATTTAGTTCAGCTTTTGCTGCCGCCAATTCCATCCGAAGTTGCGTCATGCCAGACGAATCAACGCCAACGCTGATGGTTTGCCCATCCAATGAACTTATGTCGCTGCTGACATTATCAAGTTCAGAAGTGTCAACATTTGTAGTAACATCAATTGGCGATGTCGAAATGTCATCAATGGTTGTTTTTGCAGCATCAACTGCACTTGTGTCAACACTAACAGGCACATCAACCGTTGAATCATTCAGTGAATTGATGGCGCTTTCCGCATCTGTAACTGGCGTGGTGTCAACATTGGTGGCAATATCAACCGTTTTGTCACCCAATGAATCAATTGATGATTGCAAATTGGTTATTGCACTATCATCAACGTCATTGATGCTTAATTGAACCGCCAAGTCAGCTATAATGTCAGACATTTTTATTCTTGTTTATGTTCTGGAACGTCAAAAATTGAAAAGTTTTCAGAACGTTGCCCACCAGATTTTTCCCGTGACGCGTTAATTTTTCTTTCCCGTTCTTGATTTTCAGATTTTATTTTAAAATATGCAATCCATTGTGTGATTTCATAACTGCTAGTATTTGCGCATAGTTGTGTAACAGTCATGTGCAGATGTTCTGCCAAAGAAAAATAAAAACGAAGCTCGTCATGAGCTTTTAGTTTTTTTCTGCTTCATCAGCACCTTCCAAAGTTATACCTGAAAGTTTTTGGATGACTACTGTCAGGCGTTCAAGTGGCGCACTGTTTTTAGCCAGAAGTGCTGCTTTATGCGCTTGTGTGAAAATGTGGTTTCCTGTAGCTGGATCATATGCGCCAAAAATCACAATATCTGCGCTGGTGCTTTTTGTTTTAACTTTATTTGTTTTGCTGTCAACTTCAAGCATTCCACTAAGAACGGCACGCTCTGCACCAGATAGGTTTTTGCACAATATTTTCATATTGTTCCATTCCGGCACAGTCACAAGTTCTGTTCTTTCATCATTAATGTTCAGAATTTCTTCTGCTAAATTGCTGGCTGTTTTTTCTACCAAAATATATCACCAAAGAACATTGCACTGATTGTTATTTATAATCTGCTTACTTCGTGGCCATCTGCGTCTGCAACGCCAGACCACGATATTGTCTGTTCTACAGAGCCACCATCAATCGCTGCTTTCAATTCTTCTGTGTCAATTTCCGCCCACGCCAGGAAACTGTAGTTTGCAGACACATAGAATTTGATTGCAATAGTTGCATCTGCCAGCATTTGTGTGTTCCAATACGGTGCAACGCTCAGTGATGCAACTTCTGTTGGATCATAAAACGTGCCGATTGTGCCGTTTGCATCATTAAGGCCACGCGCAAGCGCCTGGTAATTCTGACCAAATGGCGTGGTTTCAACAGCCTTTATTTTCATCGAAAGGCTGAAGTCTTTCGCATAAAGTAATTGGCCCATTGGCAGATATTTGCCAGTAAGCGTTATTGGCTCGTTTGCTGTTTGATCTGTTGCAAAAGTCAGCGTTCCTGTTAAACGGTTTACTGTAAATGCGCCAGTTCCATTCGTGGTAACAGCATATGTTGGACTAAGAACCTGTTTTGCCGCTGCCGTGATCTGATACACTTTGTGGATGCTCAGATTTGTGCAGGGTTCGCTTGTTAGCGTTGCCGCCGTTCCTGAAGCATAAATGATGGCGTGGTGGCCTGCAGTAATTGTTGCTGCCATATTGTGCCACCACTGTTTATGTTATTACAACTGCAGAACTGGAAGCGTTGCTTACTGAATAAGTAACTTCAACGTAGCCATCTGGCGCGTCTTTGACTTCTATGCTGTCAACAACTGCTTTGAATTCAACTGCTGGCGTGGTCGCGGTCAGCAGGATTTTCACATACAAATCTGCATCTGAAACCATGTTGGCCCAAAAGAACGCCTGGCCAGTTGCACCTTTTTCCAAAAAGCCACTAATCGTTGCAGTCACGTCTTTTATTCCAGGTGCGCGCGCAACATACACAGGCCCGCTTGCAGCAAATTCTGTTACGTCAACGCTTTTTCCGTCAAATTTTAAACTTATATTGTTGATGTGTTCAACAACATTTGCTGGCGTTGCTGCCGCCGCCGCCTTAACTGTTGGCAGATTGCCTTTAGTTATTCCCATTTCTTAATTCACCTTATCCATTCGTTATAGGGCCAGTAGACTGCGCTGAAAATGAAACGTCAACAGTTCCGTCTGGCGTAGTTTTTATGTCAACACCATCAACCATCACCTGTGATTTGATGAATTTTGTTCCATCATACAGGAATTTAAACCACAGTTCTGCGCCATTCACAGCGTTGTCCATGATTATTGTTTGGCCTGTAGTATCGCCATAATCGTCAAAAAATCCATCTGCAGTGTATTCAACGTGCTGCATTCCAGTGATTCTGGCCACATATTCCTGCGCAGAACACGTGAACACGGTGCTGTCAATATTCTTCATCATAAACTTTGCACCCAATGCGTTCATTTGTGCAACTGCGTTGTATGCACCAGCACCACCTGCAACGTTTGAAGCCTGCAGACAGCCCAAAATTCCTTTAGTTATTCCTGCCATATTCTTTTACCACCACCATTATGATTGCATCACATTGATAGCCAAATAAACAATTCCGTGATAATGCAACATATCTGCGTCACGCAAAACGTTTGCAAAATCAACAACAGTGCGCACGTGGCTATATCCTGTGATTGTAAGTGGCTGATTGTCCAGCAGTTCTTTAATATGCGTGATTATATCAGCGCATTCTTTCCTGCCACGATAAACAGACCACACATGCAATGTATATGTTACGCGCTGGCCATATTCATCACCAAAACAATCCCATGCCGTTTCTGTTGGATTGTCCATTTGAATATAAGGTTCCAGCGTGCCTTCTGGAACAAAATCATATGATGTGCAACCGTGAACTGTTACAATATCACTGCCGTTCAGTGTGTCCAGGATTTCCTGGCCAACTTCAAGTATTGCAGATTCGCGTGTTTTCGTCATGTTCCTTCTGTCAACTGGCTTCTGATATAGTCAGCAACCTGATCGCGTGAAGCCTCTGTTCCGTTTTTCATATAAAATTTGCCTGGAACGAAACCGCCTCCACCACGCGTGTGGTGGCCCACTTCAACATAATATGCATAATCAGTGTCTGGTGCAACCTGCACTTCTGTATCACTTACCTGTTCAGCATTGATGCTTCCACGCAGTTTTCCTGTCACAACACCGTCTGCTTCTGTCAGCGCATCTTTGCACGCAGTTGCCAGTAGTTGACCGCCTTCATATAGTGCAGTTGCTGCCTTTGCTTTTATTTCATCAATTTTGGCCTGGATTGTTGCCGTAATATCTTTGTCAGGAATTGTTATTGAGATTTGCATTTTATCGTGCAGGTTCCAACTGTTCAACGCAATATAGGATCATAAACAAATTTTTATCTTCCACGTTGTTTAGGTTCAAAATATTCATCAGCCGCGTGCCGTGTTTAACAAAATGCTTCACTGTCACATCTTGGCAGAACCATGTCGTGATTTTCCAATATCCAAATGCTTCAATTTCACCAGCTTTGTATTCTTCACGTCCCTGTGAACCAGGCAATTTTGAAGGTTTTTCAATCGCAGCCCATCCACTGTAAATTGTGGTTTCTGTTGGCGCTGCCAGGCCACCATATCCATCACTGGTTTCCGATTTTTCAATAATTGAAATCCTTTGGTCAAATTCATTGAATGGTGGAACCGAAGGCTGCATTGGCTTCTGCTTTGGCGGCTGTGCGATTGTCATTGTTATAAGTAAATCCTATAGGGTTGCAGCTTCGTGATAACATCAGGCGGCAACACGCCGGTTGTTCCCTGCGTGTAGAAATATGCGGCAGCCTCTGTTATAGCATCAATTATGTCCTGTGGAACATCCGCCACATCATCACCATATCCACCAACATATTCAACAAGCATTCCATTGTGCTGCCTGCAATATCCCCAAACTGCGCCAACATTTAGCACAG